GAGGACATCATTGTCCATCATGCGCTTGATCCCTAGACTCACAAGAAATGCCAGCATTCCTTCGGCCGTGATCGGGAAGATAGGACGGGACTTGGTTTGCCCGCTACCAGGATCTCCGGGGTAGCGCAGGCGCAAATCCTTTGTCTTCAACTTTTCGTCCTTCTTCACGAAGCCCTCTTGGCGAGTCTCCTCGACCAGGCCGTTCCACGCATCCAGAAACTGCTTCTGGCGCAGGGCAATGTGAGTCTTGGGCCAGGGGCGCTCGGCAAGATACTCGAGAACCTCCTCGGGGTGCATCGGGTCAAAGCAGAGCCCCTGTCCGCGGAACAGCGCAACAACGTTGCCCACGGCTTCCACCCAGAACCCTTGCACAGGCTCTGGGCGGGGTGCCCGAAACCGTTTCTCTCCCATGCTCAGCAAGTCGGAGAGACCCGACCCGGGGCGATAAACATACCAAGCCCCGGGATTCCAGGCAAAGCGGTCGAAACTATCCGTCTCTTCCGCATCGGCGAGTGCCAATTCCGCAACTGTTTCGTGTGAAACGGTCTCACCTAGCCCAACAGCCACGAACGGACTCTGGTCCGGAACGGGGTTATGGGCCGTGTAGATGGGGTCAATGGGATCAAAACCCAGATCGACCGCCACCTGTTCCAGCATGCGCTGCCAGCCCTTCACATTCGCCAAATTAATGGCCACATTGTTAAAGGCATGCAGAATAACTGCCGCTGGAAGGGGAATCAAACCCAAGACCAAGTGGATCCCCAAATGGACTAGGGCTTCTGCCCACGCGTCGGCGCCGCGTGAAGCAAGGATGCACAGGCCTTCCGTGACTCCGAAGACCAACGCTCCAAAAGGAAACGCACGCTTGGCCATCTCTTCAAGAGTGGCCACAACGCACCCATCTGCCACCCCGAGGATGACAGACAGAACCCCAGCGTTGTCCCAAAGGAACTTGCCGAGGCTGTGGGCAAGGTAGCTACCAAGGCCCTTGCCGAGGAGACGTCCCACCGCATTCGATGCCCGGCGACCGACTTTACGAATTGCCAAAGCACTGCGGATGAGGTTTGCACCCTGCTCACCTTTATCGATGAGCGTATGGTAGCAGTCAGCCGCCAAAGAGGCAACGGCTGACAAGGTGACTGCAGCAGTGTGCATCTGCCCAAGCTTCTTGCCAACTTCAAGACGAGCAAGAAAGCGCGCGAAAGGTCCGGGTATGCCTTCCTCGATGTGGTAGCGCACAAGCGCCGCCTCCGCTCTCTGGTCGTGTGGCAAATGAATCTCGGGCAGGGCCGCCGCAGCCTGCTCAATCGCCGCCTCTCCAGTCTTCTTAACCAGAAGAGACAGGGCGCCGAAAGGAAGGAGATCGAGCCAGCCACTGGAACGTTCCTTGACCACGAGCGTGACCGCACGACTGAAGGACTTCACCGAAGTGGCCAACAGAGGGTCGATGCGCATGGCAGCGCTGACCAATGCAGGCACAGCGCTCGGAACGACTCCATCACGTACCAACAGCCCAGGGTAGGGCTGCGGCCGAAATACTTCGTCGACCGCCTGGCGCGATCGGCGAATATGGATCTTGACCACCGCGCAATTCATGCTGGAACGGTGGACATGGCTCTCAAACACGTAAAAAGCACCATCGCTGTTCACACAGCGGATAGGCCAATCAAAGAACCACTGTTCCGCGGTTCCTTGATACGTGCTATCGAGCCCGGAACTGGAGCGGACTTCAGATACGTCGCCCCAGTTGACCATCACATCTTCGTAATGGTCCCCGACCTTCTGGGCGGTCAGGCTGTGGTCACCGCTGTAGTACCGACGCACTTGAGCGATGACCAGGATTTGGTGCTCCGCCATATACGGGAGGAGCGCCTTGAGCAAAGCCTGGGGTGAGTAGTAGTAAAGGCTATGATTCGCCAATGCCACTTTAAACCGCACTCCAGGAGCGGGAACCATCGTTGTCCGTTGACGAACATGGTCCCCCGGCTGCATGTTGGGTCGCAGCCCATGGACGATCAGGCCCTGCTTCTTGCCTTTGATAGTGACCGCCTGCTTCACTTCTTTAATCTCGTCGGGAGACGGATCAAGAATGAGCACATTGCGATCGTTGACTCCAAGGCCACGAAGCATAGCATAAAGCTGGTCGAAGCGCTGATGCCCACGGACCGCTGCACACAGACCGTGGTTGTTGGGCGCGTGCTGATGCACATAATACCCTTTGGGGCCAAAAAGTTCCTTGGCCACCGACTCCAGGCTACGGTGCACACCTGGCTTGCTCAGGCTGATCACAAAATCACCACACGAAGCGGTGTGTTTGCGACCATCCTTTTCACCCTTCGGCGGGGTGCGGCCCTCTGGGGGACTTGCCTCTGCCGCCGAAGCGTCAGAGGGTGCGTTTTCTTCGTGAGAAGATTCAGAATCCATAATTCTG